TCGACAGTCATGGAGACACATGGCTATACCCGTACCCTACCACTGACGAAGCTGAAAAAGCGTTAGAGGCAATAAAGCTTCTGTCTGATGATGCGGGGGATGAACTGCAATTAGAAGTCATCCCGCTCGAAACGTACACAACTCACGCAGAACTGGTCGATGAGTGGACAGGCAAGTTGCTGCATGATCGGGCGCGGAACATCGTCCAACGCATAAAATCGTGGAATAAAGTCGATGTTAAACAACTGCGTAATCTAGTCACCGAATTGTATGCGCTACGTGACGAGTATGGTGAGCCGCTAGATACGCAGAATTATCTAGATATGTCTTCGCTACCCAGTGCCGAAATACCTAACAATGTTGATACCAGCTATCCTGTTTGGGCTATGGACGAGGGCGGTAATTGTTTAGTCGGTGACGGTGCTGACCAGATCGAACACTTGTTCAGTATAAGAGAAGCAAGCAAATGATTAAATCACGATTAGAACACGGCAGCGCCTGTGACTTTGTTTCGCTCAATGATGCCGAAAGCAAACTTTATCATGGATCGGGACACGCAATCGCTCACGTAGAAAACGACCAGATAACTAAACTCGTCTACCTCAACCAGTTTGAATACGGGAACGAGGAGCCAGAAGCTCAGGCTGCGATTGATGACGCCATGAAACAGGGAAACGCATATTTTGGAATGTGCAGCACTTATACCTTCTGTGACCCTCGTCAAATGACGCTCAACGATCCAACATTGTTCGCTAGAATTATGCGGCTGTCGGTTGAGGAAGATGCGTGATGAAAATAGCAACCGTTGACCTAGAAACATACTGGGCGTCCGACCACACCCTTAGCAAAATGTCCCCTATTACCTACTGTATGCACCCAGACACAGAGATCATCAGTTGTGGGTTTAAGTTTGGCCGCGCGCCGACAGTGGTTATATTCGGTGAGCAGAATGTTAAAGCCTACTGCGCCAGCGTTGACTGGTCACAGTATATGGTGGTCGGTCACAACCTGTCAGGCTTTGACAGCATGATCCTAAGCTGGCGTCTTGGCGTAGAGCCTAAGTTGTGGGGCTGCACTCTCGCTATGGCGCGGCCCATCCATGCTAAAGACGTGGGCCTGTCGTTGGCCAAGCTGGTTGCGCACTACCGACTAGGCGTCAAAAACCAATCAGTTTTGCACAGCACTAAAGGTCGACACCTGTGCGATTTTACCGTCGAAGAGATTGACGACATGCGTATCTACAATGCCATGGACGTCGATCAATGCTACGAACTGTTTAAGATACTTAAGAAGCACACCAACAACGCCGAGCTCAAGCTGATCGACATGACCGTTCGTATGCTTGTAGAGCCTACCTTCGACGCTGATATGACTTTACTTGTTGACACGTTGACAGATGAGGACGCCCGTAAGCTGGCTATGCTGGTTCACGCTTCAACTGTTATGGGTGTACGAGAGGACGACACGACCGAGCAAGAAGCTGCCGACGCTGCTTTGACTGTTTTGGCATCGGCGGGTAAGTTCGCCAAGTTCCTGCAAACCGTAGGCGTGGACGTACCCACAAAGCCCTCCCCGTCTGATCCAGAGAAACAAATACCTGCTCTGGCAAAGACCGATGAAGACTTTCTAGCTTTGCAGGAACACGATGATCCGCTCGTCGCTACCGCGGCAGCTGCTAGGCTCGACGCAAAATCAACGATACTACAGACACGTGTACAAGCCTTTATCGACGCAGCTACAGCACACCCACAAAGCAAAGTTCCGATGCCCCTCAAATACTATGGCGCTGATACTACGGGTCGGTGGAGTGGGTGGGGTTACAACCCTCAGAATTTACCCCGCGTTAAGGGCGCACCGAGTGACGCTCTGCGAAACTCGTTGTTGGCACCTCCAGGCTACAAAGTCGTCGTCGCGGACCTTTCAGGTATTGAACTGCGCGTGAATCATTTCCTCTGGCAAGTACCAACAAGTATGGCGATGTTTCAAGCCAGCCCAGACAAGGCTGACCTATACAAAGACTTTGCCGCCTCACTATACGAAGTTCCTGTGTCAGAGGTTACCGCGCAACAACGACAGATAGGTAAGGTGGCGCATCTCGGGTTAGGTTTTGGCGCAGGCGCTGGGGCTTTTCAAAAAGTTGCTAAGACGATGGGCGGAGTAAACCTCGACACCGCAGAGAGCATCGACATTGTTAGTATGTGGCGGTCAACCTACCGTGAGATAGCGCAGGGCTGGAAAACATGTCACGCAGCTTTGCCTACAATAATGAAGGGGGCAACAGGCCCAGCTATTGACCCGTGGGGTATGGTGATCCCTGTCCCTGAGGGGCTGCAAACCCCCAAGGGGTTGATTCGCTACCCTAACTTACGGACAGAGGTTAACCCCGAAACTGGTCGCTCAGAATTTGTGTATACTAACGGCAGGGCAACCCCTCGTATCTACGCTGGGAAGATCGACGAAAACATTGTGCAGCATCTCGCTCGGTTCGTCATTTCTGACAACGCGTTAGAGGTACAGCGACGTACCAACCTAGTCCCTGCGCTAATGGTACATGACGAATTAGTATACATAGTACCAGAAGATGAAGCCCAAATCGTACTAGATACTGTGCAAGCTATCATGCGGACCCCCCCTATCTGGTGGCCCGAGCTCATAACTTGGTCGGAGGGGTCCACAGCAGATTCCTACGGTGCGGCAAAATAACCAAATAGGTCGTTGCGTAAGGTCGTATACTATGTTAGTTACGTGTAAACAGATTATCAGAATAGTATCAGTCGCAGGAGATGCTTATGACCTCGGTTTATCAGGAACACGTAAAAAAGATTGAACATCAGCGGCGACAAGGTTTTGGCGCAAACTCAGGCTGGACGAAAACAATAGTATCGGCCCCAGCTACTACATCCACGTACCACGATCATAACGGTGGTGGTCAATATGTCTCAGCAAGCTCGTGGCAAGACCCACCCACGGGACCTACTATATGGAACACGGTAAGAGAGCCACCGGATAGAACTGCATAAGACAAGGAACCAAGCTTAAATGCCGACAAATATAAACGAGATCGTACCAAACACTGATGAGCTACGTGAGTGTACAGACTTTCTTACTAAGAACCCTCACTCCGTAAAGAAATGGATAACGCTAGCAGATAAGTACATGCAGACCTTGTGCAAAGACCCAGAGACTTTTCTCATGGGTAAACCGCACAGTTTCCTAGAGCCTCTAGTACGGGCTTACGCGACGAACTTAGAAGACTTTCTATTGTACCTGATAGAACTAAGAGACACCTTTAGTAAGGAAGACTTAGCGTGGGAGCATGTTCAAACTGTCTACCGTCGTATCAACGGCAGGTTTGTGCAGCAGCAACGACGAGAGCGATCTAACCGAGCCATTGCTAAGGCAGAAGAACAGTACGGGCCTACAGACTTTCACTCGCGGTTGCAGTGGGTCGCCGATTTAGAACACAGCTGGGCAGGTCGACGTCTTTTGTTTCTAGATGCCTACCGTGATAAGTATAAAACTAAGCGGCTAGACACTGATACAAGAGCAGAAGTTCTGCTAGAGTTCTGGGAAACTATCGACTTCGAAATCCATACTGGAAAGGACTTACCACCTTGGAACTAACTAAACCTTGGAGCTATTCGGCGCTGACTGCGTTCGAGACCTGCCCAAAGCGTTACCAGCTTACTAAGGTAACCAAGCAGGTCGTCGAAAAGCAGTCAGAAGCTATGCTCTGGGGTAACAAGGTACACAAGTCGTTAGAGTTGTTTGCCCGAGATGGTAAGCCTCTACCGCCTGAGATGATGGAGTACGGGCGCTACGTTAAAAAGATACAAGCGTATGAGGGTAAGCGCGTCGTCGAAGAACGCATATCCCTAACTAAAGACTTCAGACGCACCACATGGATGGCAAAAGATGTTTGGGTGCGGGGAATTATTGACATAGGCGTAGTTGGCTCAGAAACTGCATACCTACTCGACTGGAAGACGGGCAAACACCGCCCCGACAACGACCAGCTAAAGCTATTTGCCGCACTGGCATTTGCTATTTACCCTTGGGTAGACACAGTAGTCACTGGGTTTATCTGGCTCAAGGTTCAGAAGTTTGACAAGGAGAAGTTTACACGTACACAGCTACCAGAAATTTGGAACGAGTTCATGCCGCGCCTGTCGCGACTAGCCATAGCGACCAAGACCGATAAATGGTTACCTAAGCCCTCAGGACTTTGTAGAAACTGGTGCCCCGTTGGGCGTTCGCTATGTGAGTTTTGTGGATCATAAGGAAAATAGTACAGCGAGTTAAATTATACTTAATGACCGATGAAGTGAGGCTAACTATATTTGCAGAGATGACAGACGATGAATTACTAAGATATTCACGTAAAAAGACAACCGTTACCCCGTTAGAGAATGAGCTCCTCAATCGGTTGGAAGATAATATTAACCTCTGTGAGGACGATACACTATATGGCGATGACACCTGAGGGAAAAGTTAAAAAGCAAGTCAAGGAATACTTACAGTCTATCGGAGCATGGTACTACATGCCAGTATCTAACGGCATGGGCCGTGTAGGTTGCCCCGACATTCTAGTTTGTTACTCGGGCTTGTTTATGGCTTTTGAGACCAAAGCCCCTGGAAAGATTAAAAACGTCACAGCCAACCAACAACGGGAAATCGATGCGATCACACGTGTTAACGGGTTAGCACGTGTGGTAGACAGTGTGGACCAAGTTAAGGAGGCGATCCGTGACAAAATCATCGAAGCAGGAATTAGCGACCAAGAAAAAATATAACGCTCGTAAAGACGTTATGAACAAGCGTGTCGAGCAGAACAAAGCCCGTCGTCAGGCTATGGCAGCTGGCAAAGTTAGCAAGGGCGACGGTAAACACGTCGACCACAAAGTCCCACTCGATGCTGGCGGCAGCAACGCCAAGTCAAACCGTCGCGTTGTCAGCGCCAAGACCAACAAAGGCTGGCGGGGTAAAAACCCCAGTATGTACACAAAGGGTAAGACATGAACCCACGTGAGTATCATGTCGGCAGCGCCGATTACTCTGATCGCGTCATTCAGCCTTGGGACATATGGCTTGAGTACAACCTCAACCCTTGGGATGCCGACATCGTTAAGCGCGTCCTGAGAAACAAAGGCGAACGCCGCCTAGACTATGAGAAGATCAAACACATCTGCGACGAACGCATCAGGCAGATAGACGAGGAAGAGATGAATGCTAGTATGGCCCGAGAAGAAAGCACTGATATTAAAGACTAAGAACCCCGATCAAATACTAAACGTGGTGCCAAGCGCAAAAGGTTTTAGCGTAAAGGGACAGCCATTAGTAGCAGTTCCGCACCGCACAGAAGAAACCAAACTCCTTAGAAATTTAGGCTACAACGCCCCCGCCCCCATACGCACCCATTACAACTGGTCGGGCCGGTACACACCGTTCCACGCACAGAAAGAAGCCGCAGCGTTTTTAAGTATGAACAAACGTGCGTTCAACCTAAGTGAACTTGGTACGGGTAAGTCTCTTGCGTCGTTGTGGGCGTACGATTATCTGCGCAGCGTCGGACAACTAAACAAGGTTCTGGTTATCTCGCCGTTGTCTACACTAGACCGGACGTGGGCCGACGAACTCTTTAATCACTTCCCGCACCTGACGTTCGCGGTACTGCACGGATCTAAGAGTAAGCGCGTAAAACTACTGGCCCAAGACTTTGACGTTTACATTGTCAACCACGACGGCGTCGGTATCATTGAGCCCGACCTAAAGACGAGGAGTGACATCGATCTTATAATTGTAGATGAGGTCGCCCAGTGCGCTCGTAACGCAAGCACAACTAAGTGGAAAAAGATCAACGCTGTGGTCAACAAACAAGGACAGCCACGGTCGTGCTGGGGCATGTCGGGTACACCCACACCAAACGGACCGACCGACGCATGGGCGCAGTGCAGGCTAATCGTTCCGTCTACGGTGCCGCCGTACTTTGGTCGGTTCAAAGGCGAGGTAATGAAGCAGCTTAGTCAGTTTCAGTGGATACCTAAACCTGAGGCTACTGAGATCGTACGCAAGATTATGCAGCCAGCGGTACGGTTTACCAGAGACGAGTGCTTGGACTTGCCGCCTGTTATGTTCGAAACCCGAGCAGTTACGCTGACCAAAGAACAGAACAAAGCATACAAAGAGATGCTGTCTAAGCTGCGCACCGCAGCAGACGAGGGTGAGATTACAGCCGTCAACGAGGCCGTTAAGATGGGCAAGCTCGTTCAGATAGCTTGTGGCGTGGTGTACGCAAACGATGGGACAGAGGTTAACATACCCGCCGAACCTCGCGTGGCCGAAACCAAAGCTATAGTCGAGTCGGCTGAAGGCAAAGTTATTGTGTTTGTTCCTTATGTAGCGTCGGTCAAGATGCTGGCTGCGGAACTAAGCAAAGACTTCTCTGTTGAGATAATACACGGCGGGGTTAGTAAGAACGAGCGTGACAGAATCTTCACAGCGTTTCAAAAAGGAAAAGAGCCCAAGGTTTTAGTGGCTCAGCCTGCTGCTATGTCTCACGGCCTGACACTGACCGCCGCTAGTACAATCGTGTGGTACAGCTGTATCACAAGCAACGAAGTCTTTGAGCAGGCAAACGGTCGTATCAATAGACCTGGCCAAAAGATGAACAACTTCATTATTTTATTAGAAGGTACACCAGTAGAAAAGCGTATATACAACAGGCTGCGTAAGAAACAAAAGATGCAGGGTGCGCTATTAGATGAAGTAAAAGCACACCGCGAGGCGCTGCTGGCTTGACGGGTAGTCGCATACGGTCTAATGTGTTTACATGTTAACACACAAGGACTGCTAGGTTGATGAAATTACTTACACACCCCGAAGTTTTAGAAGCGTTGGGTATGACGAAAGCAGCGTTTGTCGCGTTTCGTAAGAACAACGACGACTTTCCAAAGCCGATAAGGATCACAGAGAGGGTTCTACGCTGGGAAGAAGGTGACATTGATTTGTGGTTAACAACTAAAAAGGAGAGCAACCATGGCGAAGATAGCAGACTTGAGTGACGCATCACTCGTACAGTTATTTATAGGTCTACGAGACCGACGAGCTAAGCGCAAAGCTGACTACGATCTAGACGACGCTGGCGACAAAGATAGGCAGAACAAAATCGAGACCGACTTTCTTCGTCGGTTCAACGAGCAGGGTACAGACAGCGTATCTTCACGCGAGTTTGGTACTGCTTACAGATCAACACGTTCCTCTGCCACAGTCGCCGACTGGGACATATTCTTTGGCCACGTACAAGACAACGACGCGTGGGAGTTAATCGAACGCCGACCTAGTAAAAAGGCCGTCCAAGAGTTCCGTGAGGCTAACGACGACATGGTGCCAGGACTTAACTGGTCAGAGACGCAAGTAGTTAACTTTCGGCGTAAGTGATGCTTACGTTTGAGGAGTTGCCCGTTGAGGCCGTCATCGTGGCAACCGTCGACAGCACGCGAGAACATTACTCGCAGGAAGGCAAGAAGAGCTGTTTTTCCGACGACGGCATTGCGCCAGCGTCGGGCAGCACAGACCCCAAGGCTAAGAAATGCTCTGTTTGTTTTAACAATCAGTGGGGTTCAAGAATTACAAGTAACGGAAAACGCGGAAAAAACTGCTCAGAGTTTAGCAAGCTAAGCCTACGAGAAGTATCGACTCCGCAACTCATCACTTCGTTACGTGTACCGTCTGCATCGCTGAAAGCGTTCCGCGCATATGTGAAGCAGATTACGACCAGAGGGGAACAGCTAAATCGTGTGGTCACACTGGTAGACACCACACAGGACCGGCGAAGCACTCTGACATTTAAAGTCATCCGGTTTGTAGATGACAACGACCAAGACGTACTAAGCCAACCGCCGTCTAAATCAGCTTTTGCTGTCACGGACGGTTACACACAATAAAACCTATGGAGGCCAACATGGCTACAGCTAACCCAATTTATATTATCGAAGACGTGGAAGCGTTATACCCGAGGATCAATCAGCCGTACCGGTTTGACAAAACTAAAGGCGAAAAGGGTCTCACCGTTGAGTGCGATGCACTGGCCGACCAAGCCGCATACGAAATGTCTGTTCGTATGACGAAAGAAAAAGCAGTGCCTTTGTACAAGGCTATGAAAGAAGCGTACGAAAGCAAGAAGGTGGCTAACTGGCCAGCTATGCCTAAGTCCGAAGATGTCTTTGAAGTTGACCCCGACGGTATGTATATCGCCAAGACAAAGCTGAAAGCCGCATACAATAACAAGGTAACCGAGCCGCCAGAGCAGTTCGACGCTCGTAACGCTCGTCTGGCAAAAGACTTCATGCTGACGTCTGGTTCTACAGTAAACTGTATGCTCGCTTTAATTCCCTACTCAATGGCTGAGCACGGGGTCTCTCTTCGCCTTCGCCAAGTGCAGGTAACCAAACTGGCTGAGATGAAGCAGCGCTCAGCTTTCAATGTGGTCGATGGGGGCTATAGTCAGTCTGAAGGGTTCGCTACGGGCTTTACAGCTGTGGCTGACACAGCGGGACAGGACTTCGACAACGGCCCTGCGATAGCGGTAGTACCTGATGCGCCCAAGCCACAGCCCACACCTGTGGCAGCAGCAGCTAAGCCAGAGGCTAAAGAAGTTAAAGACTTCAACGACATCGACGATGCGTTGGACAACTTAGATTTCGACGACTGATACACCTCCAGTCAGTTAGTCGATAGGGCGACCGGATTAATGAGTCACTCCGGTCGCTCACCTGTTAACACGTAAACACACATGGACGGAATGAAATGGAGACACTGGATTTTTTCAAGTGGCTACTACCCTCGTCTGGGCAGGTGGTCCTCGGCTTGTTGCAGCCCGAAGGCTGGTTCAAAAACAAAGACTACGACACAATAGAGGCAGCGGCGGCAGCGGCAAAACAATATGATCTGACCGACGCGCAAGTATACATCGCGGTAAATACATTTAACGGATGGTACACCAACGACGATGGCAAGAAGCAAATACGGACACAGGGTAACGTCGCAGCATGTCGCGCATTATACGACGACTTCGATGCAGACCTCAAAAAAGCAACCGCATATGATACAAAAGAAGAAGCACTAGCTGGCGTAATACAGTTAGCTAAAGCGCTGCGCCTCACCCCGACGATCGTAGATAGCGGGGGCGGCTACCACAGTTACATTCACTTTGATGAGGACATATCTGAGGACACGTGGAACGAGCTTTCGCTGCTCAAGCGGCGTGTCACAACGCATTTAGGCATCAAAGCCGATAGATCAGTCGACAAAGACAGTGCACGTGTGCTGCGCCCCGTCGGCTGCACCAACAAGAAAAAAGATTACGCGACACCTTTGCAGGTCACTTTGCTCAAGCAGGGAAAGACTTACTCAGTTGATAAAGTGCGCGAAGTTCTCCTGGCGTTCATCGACGACAACGACGTAAAAGACACGGCCCGACCGGCCACTCAAGGGTTTGGGTTTGGCGTACTACCAGATGCAGCCCCTCTAGATCGTCAAGCTGCATCACAGGCCGCTAGGAACGGCGAAGACTGGCACGACAACGTGCTAAAGCTAATCGCTAGCTGGGTATCAAAAGGTAATAGCGACGAGGAAATTCACGGGTTAGCAGCGCTTAACATTCTTGACGGCTACTCTGCTGAAGAAACTCAGCGCGATGTGCAGGTGATGATCGACGGGGCGAGGAGCAAGGGCTACTGCCCACCAGAAACAGCACCACCCGTCGATGAGCCCACCGTCGATGACAGCGACGTACAGCAGGCGACGACGACGACAACGAATATGTTCGATGGAGTACACATCCCATCATGGAATCACGAGTTTCGGTGGAACGGTGTAGCCCTTAGCCGAGGCGTGAAAGACGATGATGGCGTGACGCATTACCGTCCGTTCTGCCGCTCGTTCATTTACCCTCTCAACCGCATCAAAGACAGTGAAGGCACGTGGGTGATCCACTGGCGCGCCAAAGAGAAAAACGGGGATTGGCGTGAGTTCTTCATGCCGATGTCGGAGCTAGCCGCGACCGAGCAAATGGCCAAGACGTTAGCCAGCCACGAAGTTTTTCTTGTCCGATCTAACCGCAATGCGAGGGCTGATATGGCAGAGTTTGCAGAAAGCATGATCGAAACGCTACAAAAATGGCGTGTCGAAACCAAGACGTATCATCAGTTTGGCTGGCTCGAAGACCGCACTGGATTTGTCATGGGCACAAAAATGATTACCGAAAACAGTATTACCGAGGTGCTGTGCGAGTCCAGTATCCCGCCAGACATACAAGTTGATTTTGGACGCTCTGGCACATTGGAAGAGTGGGTAACTAATATCGACCTGATGTATAACCGCAAAGGCGCAGAGCCGTATCAGTTCGCAATCTGCCACTCCATGGGTTCAGTCTTGGTCGAGTTGATGGGATCGTCTAACTGGCACGGCTTACCGCTAGCCTTCACTGGGTCTGGCGGCACCGGCAAAACTACAGTGGCCAAGATCGCTTGCGGGTTTTACGGAAACCCAGAGCATATGAACAGGCAGACCGGCGAACAGGGCTCGACGCTCAACGCTGCTATTAAGCGTATCGCCATAATGGGCGCTTTGCCGATGTTGCTTGATGAGTTCTCAGGCAGGACCGCGGATGAGTTGACGCGAACCGGATACGCGTTGGCCAACGGCAGAGACAAAGAACGGCTCAATACCACAGGCAAGTTTGCTACGGTCGGAGGTCAGTGGTTCAAGAACAGCTTTATTACATCTAACGACAGCATCCTTGAGACGATCAGCACCCTACCCGCTGGTCACCGCGTTGAGGCTACGCAGTTAAGGTTCTTCGAAGTACCCTTGCCCAAAGGCTACACAAAGAAAGTGTCACCCGACATTACTCAGTCGTTTGTGGAGCACCACATGGACAACGTCTACGGCGAAGCGTGTCTGCCGTATATCCGTTTCATCATAAAGAACATGGACTGGGTGCGCAGGCAAATTACCGCAGCGCGTGTCAAGTTCAATCCCAAAAGTGACGAGGATAACAAAGAACGATTTTACCGTGACACGATAGTCACCGCACTTGTCGCCGGTAAGATTGCGCAAAAACTGGGCCTCGTATCGTTTGACATTAATGGCATGACCAAATGGGCTCAGGCTCATGTGTTGCAGATGCGCGATAGCCGTAAGGAATCGAACACCGACATAAAGGAACATCTCGCTACCTTCATAGCCACGCTGCAAGGACGACTCATTGTCACGAGAAAGCTAGGCAACGGCAACTCACGCAAAGAAGATTCATCCATGATGCTCCGTGCGCCAGCGGTCGGAAGAGTATGCACAGAAGACGAGAAAGCGTTTGTTACCAAAAAGTCGATCTCCGACTGGTGCAAAGAAAACGGTGTAGCCCCGAAAGCGATGAAAGAACAGATGGACTCCACTGGCTACATTATTAGCGAAAAGTCTATGTACATTGGTCAGGGTTCGACTACCCCGACTGGTCTGTCTCGCTGTTTCGAATTAAAATATAATCGCCTGTTTGAGAGTGAGGGATTATCTATTATAGCTGATTGTGATGCTAATGAGTAAACCCAAGCCCGACTGGGCCACCCCACCGATCAACATAAACCAAGCTGCCGAAGCACTAGGGTTTTCGCGGGACTCCTTAGACCAAGCACTAAAAGACCCAGCCGTTGAAGTGGGTGTTCATTTTGAGCTTCGCGGGAATCGCAAAGT